GTTGTCCAATATCTTAGCGTCTGCGGCACTCTTCTCAAGTGCGTTTAAAGAAACATAATATTCTAGACCACGTATTCTATCTTCAAAGTTTTGAATGTCCTGCATTGTATAACGACGATTATTCTTGAAATCTGCACGAATATCTTTTACATTTTCGGTATACGCAGGAATAGTCAAAGTATAAATCAACATATCTTTTACATCAACCACTGGAGGAAGAGGTTGTACGGCAGCCTGCCCCTTAACAACAGCAAACTCTCCTCCTGATTTTACAATAACTCTATCGATTCTCGGCAGATAATAATCATATGACATCTCAATGTTTTCTAATGGTTCTGGATTTAAAGCACCTGATAGTGTTGTTCCGCCAATAGCTTTGTATGGTCTGAAATCAAATGCCGATCTTAAACTTAGAATGTTATTGTTTTCTTTATCATTAAATGAAGGAATGTCATCATAATTAATATTAGAACCTTGTGCATAAGAATCTACAGTAAATAAGCCGCTAAAAACTGTTAGTTGTTTAAAGTAACGGTACTGAACAAAAATTCTTCCGGTTGGTGCAGAAAATCCTCTTTTCAATTTAATAGTTGCATGATCATAGTGTGTTTTTCTTTGACCAGTATCAAATTCATATCTTTCTGTGACATCATACGCTGTATTTGTAAGCATTGCAGAAGTCACATTTGATGTTGTATTTTTAGAATCAAATATGCCGACAATTTCATAAACATCAGGAACTTGTAAACTAACAACTTTTCCTGGCGTTCTCAGATCGGTTAGAATTGATGATTCTGTGAAGTTTGTTGCACCAATACTTTTGAAAACCATTCCTCCGGCAAAACTAGTAGTTTCACCAGAAGTATTTGCCGAATAGAGAACATCCGTACCTTGTGTTCCAGAAGTATTCATCTCATAAGGGATTAAATCATGAAGAGTGTCACTTATAGGAACTAATTGCTTTTTCTTTGTTACACCTGTTGTGGCATTTTCGGCATTGTTTATTTTTGTTGTCACCAATAAATCAACTCTTATAGTATCTTCCGTTTTCAAATCTACTTCGAAGGAGTTAGTACCAATAGATGTGACTGTAAAGTTATCATTCGAAAGGGCTAAAACAGTATTTGCAGTTATTCCTAATTGAGCATTGCTTGTGCTATCGGAGCGAACAAAACATATAATATTATCTCGTATTAAAGAATCTGAAATTACGCCACTTCCTGAAGAGAATGCAAAAGTATCAGGAGAGGTTGCAGTAACAGTAAATTTGCCTGTAGCGGCAACTGTCACACCAGAATATTTCTTTCTAACATAAAAATCCATATCAGAAATCGTATTCGCTTTAATTGCGGTTTGTCTTGGGTTAAATATCAACGAAGCTCTAGCTTGTTCATTAATTGATGCGAATCCAGTGGACGTCGATTTAGAATCGGCATCAATATTTCCCGCAAATGCAATATAAAGCCCACCATTTGCAACAAGAGATTCAGCAGCAGTGAAGTCTGATTCAATACTAAATGTGTTCGACGCTGGAATAAAAGGTAAAGAAGATGAAAGATTTAATGTTACAGTATTTGAACTTGTAATCAATATTGGTGAAAGACTAGAACCACCAGAATCAGTGATTCTAAAATACATGTTAGCATAAGCATTAGTTGTAAGTGTCGAACTAAATGTGGTAGGAATAGCAATCGTTGTTGGTGAACTTCCGCTTGCTGCTAATGTACCCGTAACAGGAACATTATTGGCACCAAAAAGATACGTCGTGAATGTATGTGTATTTCCGTTAGATGAATCTGTGGAATCATTGTAACGAATCATATGAGCATAAACCGTACCAATTTTTGTAGAGTTATATTTTGATGCAGTTGTTATCTGTATACTTTCGTGTGGGACGCAATGAATATCGAGTTGAGGAAAAGTTGTGATGTCTAATGTGTTACGAACGTTTGCTAATACAACACTTGATTCATAGTTAGTTGGAAGATCAAAATCATTTACATTTGCAACTTCTCTTGCTCTATCAACTTTAATTCTAGTTGGAGCTATAGTTTGAAATTCATAACCTCCAACATAAGCTTTACCTGGATCCAACACTACATCAAATTTACCATTAGCTTGATCACCTTCTTCTAAAGAAATAACAAAAGGATCGACCGTGTAGTTGCCTGATTCATCATATGTTCTTCTAGCTAAAGTTTTCTCAATTTCACTATAAATTGGATATTCTATCTCTTTTGTTTTAACGTCTTCAACAAGTCGTATAATTTCAAAAAATGTTGAAGTATCGGCTGAATCCAGAGTTCTCTTTGAAAGAGTTGTTGTAACTTGAAAACGATTTGCGCCGGGAGCTTGATAGTTAAATGAGCCTTGTGCAGGATCTAACAGTGAAGTATCATCAATTTCATCTACAATATTTTCTTCAAACTCAATACCAATCTTGTAAGAGGGTAAGACATTGACTGTTGAACTAGATCCAATTCGATAAAAAGATTCAATAATTAAAAATTGAGGAACAACTTTAACAAATTGACCTTTAAAATAATAAACACCTTCTTGTATGCTTGCAACAAAAGAACCTCCTGTTGCATTTGTTCCTCTTAATACCGCAAAAATATCTTGTCCAAAAACTCGAAGCTCATCACCCTCTGCAAATTTCTCTCCACTTAAATACTTAATAACGAGAATTGATAACCCTCCAGTGGTGTCTGTTGCTATAACTTTAGCTCTAACCAATTTGGAACTATTATATGAGACAATAGTTTTATCACGGAAATCATTTAAGTCAATATCTACACCACTATATTGATTTTGCAAAATAATATAGTTAGCTTTTCTATCTAAAGAAATTCTTCCACCAATAATAGGGCTGCCACTCTTAAAAATGTGATTGCCGAACTTTTCTATTTGATTAGATAAAATAGTTTGTAATTGAGTCAATTCTCTAGCCTGAACAGCATATCCAGGTCTAAATAGAACCCTTAAAAAATTCTTATCTTCATCAAAATCGTCGTAGTATGGGTCGTAATTGAAAAGCGTAGTCATTTATTCCTCGTTAGAAACTCAATATGAAACGGATTCTTTCCGTTTGTGAGGGGTCTCTTGTTACAGGCAATTTATCTGATATGTATAAAACTTTTCCAGAGTATAATTCGAGAGAAGGATTTGTTACAGAGTTAACAACTCGAATCGCACCTGAAGATATGCCTTTAATTGATTGATTTACACCTAAGGTGCCTTTTACATTATTCAAGTATAAGAAATTTTCTACATCATCAAACGATATAACATCTGCGGTAAAAGTGCTCGTAGAAATGTCTGTTCCTTGATAAACGACTTCATCCGAAGAGAAGTCTCCAACTCCAGGAGAAACTTTAACTTTCGTATATAAACTATAGGTATTACTTGTAGCTAAGGTTGTGGTTCCTCTTAAATAAGGATTTTGAATCAGTGTTATTTCTCTGAAATCATTGTTGGTGGGTATTAACCCAGATTCATCTTCTTCAAAGTCAACGTTGAATAATATTGTAGAAGCTCGCAACTCATAAACAGGATCATAACCATGACCATCGACAGGAGATATTGAAACTGTAGCAGCAGCATCAGAACCAGAACCACCAACAACATCTTGAAAGCTCAAGTTCGCATAAGTGTAATTTGTTCCTCTATTTTGTATAATAATGTTAACAACTTTTCCATCCGAAACATTTGCTTTTAATACAGCACCAGTTCCGTCACCCGATATGTTTATGATGGACTGTGTTGCACCATTAGTATAATTATTTCCAGAATTTGTTATATGTACAATATCAATTGAACCGGGTTCGGCTGCTGCTCTAACGAATTTATTAAAAACTGTAGGCATCCATTCTTCAGTCAAAAACTTTTGTTTTTGAATCGAGGTTAGAGTGAACATATATTTCCATTTATAACCGTCTTCTGTCTGAACGAAAGGCTCTTCTAATGAAGTTGTGGAAAGGCTGAGTTCGGGTTCACTTGTAGATAAAGCTCCAGAATTGTTGGATAAACATTTAAAAACTTGATCTTTGGATGTTAGAACATAAAAATTAGTATTTGATGTATACGTATTATAAATTGTACTATTAGCCCAATTTATTCTTGGAGCAACGAGAGAAGCATTCTCAATGGAAAGTCTTTTAGCAGCAATTGCCGTTTTATAAACATCATTTAGATAGGTTATAGTGTCAGAAGGAGTTCCTGCAACTTCAGTGCCAGCATTCCATCTTAATTGTTTACCCATTAAAGCATAGACATAAGATTTTCTTGGCGCAGGAAGGTAAGAATTTGCTCCAACCTCTAATAGGTTGTAAACTTGTTTTGCAAGTAAAATCTTGAAGTTTTCTGTTATTATAGATGACATAGTATTATTTATCTAACTTTTTGTATGGTAGCGAAAAGATTACTTCCGTTAGCTTTAAATGTTGTTGTCGTTATTATTGTATTAGCATTTACAGAATTAGCTTTTGCATATTCAACCAAAACAACATTAGCATTTACTTGTGTGGAAGAGACATTTAATATTGAACTTACGATTGCAACATTAGCATTTGTAACTTCTCTAACTGTAACTGTGTTTCCGGTGGAAAGATATAGTGTATCTCCTTCTTGAAAATCATTCAAGAAATTAGCAGTTCCTTGATACGAAATAATTATATTTGAACCTGTTGAGACATTAACCGTACCAACAAGTCTCCTATGAACATTTGACAATAAGATAATATCACCAACATTTACGGTAGTTATCAGATTTGCAGATACATTTGTCGTTGTAATTGTATTTGATGATGCTGCAATATTATAAGTATCTGAAAGGTCATTTATTGTAATGTATTTTGTCTCATCTGTCGTTGTAATGATTTCTTTATTTTCATCTGTTTTAAAGGTAAATGTTTTTGTTCCTATTGGATGAACAATTTCATTTAAAGGTTTTTTGAATGTAGCATAATCTTTAGTCGATTTAATAACGTAAGAGAAGTTATGGTATTTTTCACCATCTTGCAATCTCTTGTCTGAACTCACTTGACCGTCAGTGTTTAAATAAATTCCTGGATATCTAATCAATCCATTTTCAAATTTTGCAGTTGCTTTTGCGTTTCCATCTCCGTAGAAAGTTGAGGAAACCACTGTTGCTGAAACAGCATTCAATGCAATAGAGCTATCATATTTTATTAATAGACTATTATTTAAAGTTCCGACATAATCAAATATTCTTAAAACACCAGTGTCCGGGTCATAGCTATCAACACTCGCTTTGAATGAGAAGTTGGTATTCGAAGTTCCTTGGTATATAATAGTGTTTGAAACAAACAATTGCCCAGCTGTAACTCCAGTAACATTTAGGTCCGCATTTCTCAAAGAAACATACGGAGCCGAAACATAATCATATCCATAACTTATAACTCGTATTGAAGAAACAGCACCGATCCTTGAAGTTGTCAATCCATAAGACTCACCATCGCCTGCAATTTCTGAAACTGTTAGATTTGCTCCAGCACCGGCAGCAGACTGAACAGTGATGGCTGGTAATGAATCTCTTTTATAACCCTCACCACCAATAACATACGCATCTTGAGAATGATTGTTAATCGTAACTGAAGTTATTACTCCAGCAGAAACGTTTACATAACCATTAGCACCATAACCAGAGCCTCCGGTAAAAATTAGAATATCACCATTCGCATATCCTGTTCCGCCATTATTAACATCAATTCTACCTATTGAACCTATTTTATATAAATCATTTCGATTTATTTTATATACCGAAACGCCTATATCCGAAAGACTTCTAGGAATGTCATTCTGAAAATTATCAGAAAAATAAATTCTGTTATTATCCACATAGGTAATAATCTTAACTTCTTCATA